GACTTAATTCTACCGATAGTTTTGCACTTTTTTCCAATAGACCTTCAGTTATTGCTTTGGGTGGTAGTAGTTTCTTATCTGGTTTCCATCCATACTCAACAGCTAATGACCAAGCCGCGCCCCAAGGTTTAACCGGTTTACCACCTGCTTCTGAATTAATGAGAGATGTAGCCCAAGGAATTAATGCTCCACCATTTACCCTTTGGCTACCGCGCTCGCCTGACCAATCATTCTTTTTATCCCAAGGACTATCGACAATCCAATCAATAAATAACTCCATATCTCCTATACCCTTGATCAAACTCAAAACCAAGCGACGCATCGTGTCGTAATCACCCTGATTACCCAAGAATGTTGTTGGCTTTGACCCATCTCGATAAGGCCAATAGTCCATCATCTTATTTATTACTTTCTTTTGCTCCCCCGGACTTAGATAATCCATTGGAGAAGGATCTTCCGCATGACTTTCAACTTCTTGCGTAGCTTCTACTGATTTCCATAGCTTTCGAGTACGTGCCTTAATTAACCCCACCATGATCGGGAAAGGTAATTCAGCTACATCTACATCTGTGGGTGAATAGTTCTCTTCCCACCGGTAAAACCAATTATTGCCGTCGGGGTGATCTCCCTCTACAACTGCATGGAATTGCTTACCACCGTTTTTCTCATAGAGAAAATCAAGTGATTTAGTAGGACCGAGGTGAGTAATAGAAAAACCCTCGAATTCCTTTAACGCATTTTCGGGAACCTTATATAAAGCTCTAAATCTTCCCGGCCTTCCACTAATTGAAATAACTGTTGGATATTCCTTCTTCAACTGTTCGGCTGACAGACCACAAATATTCTCAAGATCTAATGACGCGGATCTTCTAACTACACCGGTTTCCTCGTCAGTTTCCTCACCATCAAAATCAAGCCAACATAAGCGACCAACTTTTGAACCCGTCATTAAACCGGTTCCTGTTGTACTGGTAGAGCCAATATTACGCTCTCTTAATACCTGCTCTGCTGTTAGCCATTTACTACGGTCTGTCATCCATTCTTTATAGATCGGTGCTTTACCAACACAGGGTAAAAACCTTGCGTCACCGGGCAAATTGCTGAGTGGACCTAGATCTTTGAGTATTTCAATAGGTGCTTCAGTTTCCTTCAAATTTTCACTGTTCTCGGGAATTAGATAGTAAGTGCATTATTCTCTCTAAGCAAGTTATTACTTAATCAGGTTGACACTATGTAAGTAATTACATATACTAAGAGCAAGCGATCAAACATCGCATCACATCACATGGAGTTCATCTCATGCAAAAGCTTGAAATCATGCTTACTGAAAAGCAGATAAGCTATTTAAAAAGATTAGCCAAAGAAAATTTAAGACCTTTTGAACAGGTTGTATGGATTCTTTTAGCTGATGGAATTATGTGTTCTACAGGTGAAAGGCTTAACGGTTATGTAGAGAAGACTGAAGAAGAATGTTCTAGTAAAGAATTAAAAGATTTAAAGGAATATAAGAAGACAGATAAAGGAAGACACCCTTCATACAGTTGGGAAGAGATAAGAGACATGGCTAACAGCATCGAAAAATTATGCTTAGACGTTTCTCTTTTGAAAAAGGAGGTAGCGTGATGGAAAATAACACTTATCCCGGTAGCTTATCTGAAAAAGCTTTTCGCTTTGAATGTCATAAGCTGGTATTAAACGAAGAAGATTTACAAAGACGTATAGATAACGTCAAAGAGTTCATACCTTACCGACCCAGACTAAAGACTTTTTCATACATGGATTACAATTTAGGACGTTTACTAAAATGTCCAAAATGCGGTCATGTATCAATTAGTTGGCACTTCAGTTGGTCAGGTGACGTTTGTTTAGGTTGCGGCAAAGAAGTAGATAAAAAGGAATACTTATATGAAGTCAAAAACTTTAAAGGCTACAAAGTTCAGGAGGTGGCGTGATGATTAACGACGTACTAACAGGTAGAACTTATTGGTTAGAGAAAGGGCAGTTTGTTTCTGCTCCTACTCAGCTAGATAACACACCTGACTTAGATCACATTGATTTTTTAAATGAGTGCGAAAACATTGAACAGTTTTCATGGCCTACTAATTTCCAACATTTAATCAAAATCCTAGAAAAACTCGTTCAAAAGGAGGTGGCGTGATGAGAAAGTTTACCTGCACTATCTACGCTGACACTCACGATGAAGTAGAAGAAATTATCGGTGAGATGACGAGTGAGTTTTCTAAGCAAACATGGAACAGTACAAGACAAAGAAGGTTCTGTAGTGAGTTATTTGTTGAAAGAAACGATATAAACGAAAAAGCCGGAGTTTGGGAATGCACCGTAGTTGGTTTTAAGGACTACGTTCAATTCCTTAGAGAATGGGGGTCAAGATAATGATCGATAAAGAAACTAAACAAGAGCAAGACCCGGCCATTATTGCAAAGCAGTTAGATGACTGGTTATTTGAAGAATATGAGGAAACTTCTACGGAGGTATCTTCCCCATGACCTTAGACAAACGCCGTATTCTTAGCGCGGCAAAACACGCACAAGTGTTTAGACCTTCTCAAATGAAGACTAAAACACTCGACTTCTTAGAAGTCTTCATTCTCCAAAGCCAGTGTCGCATTAGTGAACTGTTCTTAAGTCTGGAACAGTACTTAGAATGTGATCTCACAGAGCAAGACCGAATTGAATTTTGGGCTGTTATTCAGTCCCTACAAAATATTCAAAATGATATTGGCGTTCTTGTTGCTCTAAGAGAACAACTTGAAAGCGTTAATGCTGACTTCAAAAAAGCTAGCTCAGAGGTAACTCAACAAACTGTGGAATTGTATCTAAAGCAAACTAATTGCGATCAAGACCCTACCGACGAGATGAGATCTAAGTTAGAAAAACTGTTATCACATAACATCGAACCGGAGGAATCGCATGAATAGAGAGATCCCGCTACAAGAATCGCACTACTTCGCTTCATTTTTATTGAAGAGGGATATAGAGCTAGATCAGATCGAGACCTTAGAAGATGATGAACTAGAAAAACTCATCGCTGAAACTAAGACCATCGCCTTTATAGATACAGATGTAAAACGCCATAAAAAATTAATGGCTGCTTATTTCTACGAGTACGCGCTACTCAAATACCAAAAAAGAATCCGCGAGTAATCCATGTACGATTCAAATGTATTTAAGCAGTTCGAGATTTACGCACTGCATAACAAACTCAAGCGTCTAGGTAAATCATTTGCTTGCGATACAGAAACCGCATTAATTCCCCACGCTTTTAACGGTAGAGGAAGCTTAAGACTCATACAGTTTTGGAGTCCTAAATATGCTTTCTGTGCAGATACGTTTAACTTAACTCCGCGAGAATGGAATACTTTAACTGAGTTTTTTTCTGATCCTAACTTAGTTATTGTCTTTCATAACGCTAAATTTGATCTAAGAGTATTTGAAGCTTGCGATATAAAAATAGCCGGTAAAATTCACGATTCTATGCTGCAAAGCTATGTAATAAACAATGGTATCCCATCTAAAAGTTTAGACCCTATTAATAAAATAGCTCAACCACACTCGTTATTTTCGGTAGTAAGAAGAGAGTTAGGCATCCTTATGGACAAAACTCTTCAAGCTCAAGACTGGATGAAAGCTGTATTAACTGAGCAAGATATTGAATACGGCATGAAAGACGTTGAGTACACATATAAAGTTTGTCGCAAAATGATGAAGCGTATTAAATCTGAGGATTTATCAACCGCATACGAAATTGAGTGTCGAGCAATTAAGGCAACAATACAAATGGAGCAAACCGGTATGCGTATGGACCGGTATGCAACAGATAACTATGTTCTTGAATTAAGGGAATCAGGTGAGTCTTACAAAGCTGCTTATATTGAAGAACTACATGGAGCATTGATGGACGTAGGCCATGATGGCTTACCTCTACATGAAAGTGGTGAATTTAATTTAAACAAAGCGACAAAAGGTAGTGAAAAATTAGGTACTAAAATTTATGCCGGTTACAATCCGGGTTCCTCTCAACAAACTCTCAAATATCTTAAAATTATTGGGATCGAACCTATAAACGAGAAAACAGGTAAACCTAGTCTTGATCAAAAAATATTAGAAGAATTTCGTAAAGAATTTAGCATTATTGATACCTATCTCAGGTGGAAGAAAACAGATAAATTACAGCAAATGTGTAAGAGCTTTATCAAGTATCAAGTAGAGGATACGTGGAGAGTTCACCCACAGTTTAAGCAAACGGGTACTGTTACAGGACGCTATTCAAGCCAGAAGCCTAACCTTCAACAAGTTCCGCGTGGGGATATGCGGTATTTATTTAAGGTTAAAAAGGGTAGGCAATTAATATCTCTTGACTTAAAAAGTGCGGAACTTTATACCGCCGCTTCCCCCCGCATTGCAAATGAAGATCAAATGATGAACGCTTTTAAAGCGGGTGCGGATATTCATAGACGAACTGCTTCATTAATGTTCAAAAAGAAAGAAGTTGAAGTGACTCCAGAGGAACGACAGTCCGCGAAAGCAACTAATTTTGGTGCATTATTTGGCTCATCTCCGGGTGGACTGGTTAATTATTTTTCTGGTATGGGCTTAACTATTACTTACGCAGAGGGAGAAAAATTTCTTAAAGCTTGGTTTGAAGCTTATCCGAAAATAGCTGCGTGGCATAAACAATGTCGCAACAGAGTTGAAAGAGGTGAAGCAGTCAGAATGGTTGATGGTAGAAGACGTTTTTTACATGGAGAGGACGCTAAATACACTGTTTTTTGCAACAATGTGGTTCAGGGAACTTGTGCCTCAATAGTGAAGCTGGCGATGGCAGTGATATATGACCGATTACCGGTAATAGATGAAACAGCGAGAATAGTCGCAATGATCCATGACGAATTACTTATCGAATGTGTGCATGAAAAGGCCGAAAAAGTACTCGAAATGGCTAAAAGTGTGATGGAAGAGGCCGGAAAAGAGATATTAGGAGACGAAATAGCACTTATCGCTGAAGGGAGTTATTCCGATAGTTGGGGTGGAGCGAAATGACCAAGTACACCCGAATCGGTCAGAAGTATCAAATTAATGATCGAGTAAAACGATTAAACCAATACGGCAACTATCGTTACGGCATTATCACTGACTGTATTTGTAAGCAAAACCGACTGAATAGAGACTATTACTACTATTACGTTAAATGGGATTTATCAACAAGACCTTCATTACATAGCCAAAACACACTAGAGCCAGCGGAGGAAGATACATGAGATGTCCTAAATGCAATAGTAAACAAGTAAGAGTATTAGAGTCTCGAACAAAAAGAAACGATTCGGTAACGAGGAGAAGAAGGCAATGCGACCTTTGCACCCATAAATTTACAACGTATGAACAGATAGAAGAGACAGTTAAAGGATGTCATGGTCATTATGTTTTTACCGATGGGCAAATTAGAGCTATATACAAACTTAAAGACTGGTATAGCACTCAAGAATTAGCTGAATTGTTTAACTGTAGTCTCCATTCAATACAGAAAATAAAGCAGGGTAAAAGTAAGGTATTAATTGAAGATGGCATTACACCGGGGGATGATCCAGAACCTAACTACACACAAACAAAGAGAATGTTGAAAACAATGTTTCTAAGATTTAAACGCCTAAACAATCAGGAATTTACAGATCTATTAACCGATTGCCTTAACTGATTTCCAACAAGACCCTTAACTGTTTAGCAACAAGACCCTAAACTGATTACCAACAAGACCCTACTGCGCTAGGAACATAGCGATCAGAGTCTTTTTGCTGTAGTGAGTTCGAGTACCAGCTAACTTCTGTAACTTCTTACTACTTAGCTGACGAAGACCGTTGATATAACCGGTCCACGGATCAGGTGAGCGATATACAAAGTGCTGACCAATTGCGTCTAAGAACTTCACCGATTAGAGTTGAGCTAACTTACTTAAGTTATAGCTTGGAAGAAACACCAAGAACAGCAGTGTTAAGAATGCTGAGAAAGTCAGTCAGCCTCGCAACTGCTGGTGAAATCCATAGAGCAGTCGATTTTTTAGAAGGTGCTAGAAAAATTAGAAAGGGTAAAAGTAAATTCCGTAACGCTAAGAGACAAACTAAGTTCCAACCGGAAGTTACTCTTAGGGATCTCTAATAAATACGTATGTAACTAGCCTATATAGCTTCTATAGTTTTTGAACTTACGATCAGTGTGCCCATCTAACTATGTCTATCAGAGATACTCTCATATCTTTAATAGAGGATTATAAAAAAGCTAAATCCGAAGAAACACTTCAGTTACTTGAGTCGGATTTGCTATCACCTTCACAACAAACTCAAGATAAATTTCTCGAAGACGGGTATCAGGAAGAGATACCGCGTGTTTCCAAAAACCGGGCTCCGCCATCAACTTTGCTCGCTCTTTCAAAATAGGGGATTCATTTAATAGCAACGCTGTCATCTTTTCCTTCTTTCTTTTAATAGCTTCCTTTAAATCAGGATCATCTAATTTGGTCAACATATCTATTTCATCTCTAAGCTTTGCTACCTCTAAAGGTTCGGTTTCAGTCTTAGCTGCTAACTGCTTTGCTCGTTTGGCTAAAGCTGCATTAATAGCTTCAACAATCATGGCGTGATTCGTTCTCTTCGCGTGATAAACACATTTAAAGGTGTTGCAACGCATCGTTAAAGTGTGAGTTTCCTTTACACGACTGGAATACGCAAGCCTATTTCCACATTCAGAACAGAAGCATATACCTGAGAGAAGCTTGGGTTTCATTTTTGTATTAGCTCCCCATAGAGTTGTATTAAACTCCAAAATCCTTTCAATCGCGAACCAGTCTTCATGCTTAATGATTGGTTCATGTAATCCCCAGACAACTTTTTTAAAGCTGTACTTATGATCTGAGCCAAAACCAATACCCCCACGCAAAAAAGGATTGGTTAACCAAGCTCGAACACTGCTAGAGGTTTTTATAGGTATGTCGTCAAACTCTTTAACTGTCTTACCAAACCGGTATCCGTGTTCACGTAAACGCTCTAAGAATAGTTTTGCTTTTGGTCCTTCGACTGGGTGTAATTCAATTGCATCTTTATCTCCCTTCTTAACTTTGTGGTAGCCCCACGGAATACGGGTTCTTGGAATTTTCCCATCTTTCCATCTTTGATCAAGAGCTTTTTTAATCCGCATACTCAACATCTTGGACTCCATCTCGGCAAGACTGGTAGAGATCCGAGACATTAGGAACCCCGCTGGCGACTCAGTGTCTACTAGGCCGGTATCAATTGTTCTAACGATTACTTTCTTTTTTGACGCTAATACCAGCGCAGCATCTACAAAAGTCGCGTCTCTACCCAACCGGTCATACCTAGTAACGACGATTTCTTTAATCGCTCTTTTATCAATTAATTCAAGTAACTGGTTAAAAGCCTTTCTACCATTAGATCTACCACTCTCAACATCGGTATAGATTTTTTCTACCCCCGCACTTTTTAGTCTGCTCTTCTGAGTTTCTAAAGCTGAAAGCTGTTCGCCGTTTTTTGTGCTAACCCTTGCATAACCAACGATTTGAGGGATTGCGGTGTTTGACATTAATTACCAGAGAGTTATTATACTTACGTAACTACAGAAATCTAGTTTATCTTGTTGCCTTCAGTCCAACTAATCATTTGATTACTTGTATACAAGGCAACGAATAACTTCTTAGTAATTACGTACTTACTTATACCTTACATTTACCGTGACCGCATTCTTTTTTCCAAAATCTAAAACTGAAGAGGCTGCCAAAAGAGAGCAGTATGCAGAAGACTGCAATAAACTCTCTGAGTTTTTGAAGCTAATGGCTAATGATATTGATGAAAAATCAGATGATTACAGCCCTGAAAACCATAGAATAGTTAAAGATCAGCTTGAAAGACTGAGAAGAAAGGTTAATCTCATCGAATCTTAAATGTCAGAAGATGGACCCGGATAAGGAAGCGAAGAGTGAAGACGAGAAATTTAAAGAGAAGGTCAAAGACATTCTTATTCAGTTGACCGACGAACATGACCGAATTAAGAAACAGATTCACCCCAAGACCCCAGACGAGCAATAATCCAACTTGATTAATTTGAGCTAAAGTAATTAAGTAACTTCTACTTATCTTTGATGGATGCCGTACAAGACTCAAAAACCAAAAAAGAAAACAAAGAAGAAAAAAGGAAAAACCCTCTACAAAAACTAAAGGAAGGCTTTGATGATAAAGAAGAACAACTTCAAGTCTTGTCTACATTTGTCCGCTTGGGCGTTGTAGTTTGGAGTGGCTTTATCTTAACTTTAAATTATGTAGAATTACCCGGTTTAGGTAAACAAGAAAGGATCGACCCTACTTTCATAGCAAGCGTTTTCACGGGCGCACTCGCTTCATTCGGGCTTGAGACTGCAAAGAAAAGAGGTGATGGAACTTATAAAGCTGATGAAGAGAAAAAGAAAGCTCAAGCTGGTTCGGGAGGCGGTGTTCCTTACACAATGAT